CGGCGGACAACGCTGTCGCATTCCTGCGGTCCACACCGTCACGCATACGGATCCCACCCCTGGGGTCCACAGCCACATTCAACAAGTCGGGCGACTCGTTCGGGGCCAGATTGAACTGATCCGACCGCAGGTTCAAGCCACCAGAGAAAGATTCGAGCGCAGTAAGGCGAAACCCGCTGCCTCGCGCGCCTGCGCCACGAGCCATCCGCTACTCCCAGGAGTAACGTAGACGATTGGGCAAAATGACCTGCGACCGCCACCGTGAAGCGGTGCGGCTGTTCAACAGGATCGGTTGGGGGGCAGGCATGTCCACGTACCGATCTTTCAGATTGTCCAGCTCGCCCTCAAACAAAGCGAAATACTGGGCTGCCATACCAGGGTCTTCCTGCTGCTCATAGGCGCGGGCAATCCCGTAGGTGGCGACCAGAATGTGGAACGGGGCAGGCAAATCTGTTGGCTCTGCCGAATCCGCTACACCCGCACCGAACGCTGACGGATCCTGATAGCCGCGCACATAAATGGTGGAGATGCCTGCTGGAGTCGGGTACAGGCGAACCGAATCCGCCCAGAACGACCACCACCAGGAGTCACCCGTCGAGTTCGTATCCAACGGGTAGACGACATCGCCAGAGTCGCGCCCCACATAGGAGATGACATTCCTGTCGGTGCGTAACGCCGCGATCTCCCGCAAACCGTTCGTCACCGACGTGCCGACCGCCGCCAGCGTGTAATCCTTCTGGGAGGCGACAGTGTTGAATGTCGTCGCCACCTCGTAGAAGGGCCAACGCTTCTCCGAATATACGATCTTGTCATACCCCTCGCCAAGGAAACGGTTCAGGGTGTCGTCCGTAATGTCCGACGAATCAATATCCACCACGGAGCGGATATATGAGCGCATGGTGGAAATGTCCACCCGCTACTCCTTCGGGGTGTGGAAGACGCACAGGTCGCTGCCCGTAACGGGGCGCCCCTTACAGGGTGCCCCGCTGCGGGTCAACGAACTGCACTTGCTGACCTCGGGTTCGGGAACGCTGGGCGCCATTGGTTGCATCCGCTGGATGTTGCGCGACGAACCCACAGTTTGTGGTCGTGGCGAAGTATCGCGGAAACCATCGGCAGGCTGCCCGTAAGGGCGTTGCCTGGCCTTGTACGCGTGTGCGAACCCTCGTCCCATCAGGGTCAGTCGTTCAGGTTGCGAAGCAGCCCCTGGCGGGCACGGTTGCTGGTTGTCAACTCGCCGTAGCAAAGCAACTGCGAGAAGACCGCATCCTGGTTTGTGGGCCGCACGAACGGTGTCGGCTTGAACCAGACATCGGAGTGTGCCACCAACTGTAGGTACTTCGTGTTCAAGAAGTACATCTTCGTAGCCAGGTTGGTGTCGCTGTCGAAGGTCACAGGTGCGCCCTTGAACAGCAGGTTCTGGAAACCACCGTCAGCCATGTCAGTATCCGTGTAACGAATGTTGGTTTCGAGGAGTTCCTCGTAAGCCTCGTACTCGGTCTGATCGGTGATGATGATTGTCGGCTGGTCGTTGCCAACGGACACACTGTTGTACAGGGTGCCCATTGTGGCGATAGCCAACGCGCCTGGACCCGAATCGGCAGGACCGTTACGGATTGTTGACCGCCACCAATCGTTGTCCCCATCGCTGGAGTCAATACCGCCAACGGTGGCCGTGTTGTTACCAGCGATAACGCTCAAACCGAGCATGTCCTTGTTGGAGTTGCCTGTACCGTCGGCGTAGAACATGGTGTTCATGTTCTCGATGATGGTTTCCTGCGTCTGGAAGATCTTGCCTTCCAACAGGTCAATGATCTGGGCTTCGCCGCTGTTCTTGGCTTCCTCCATACCGTTGATTGTGACCGTGGCTGCGTACTGCTTCCAGTCGTACTCAGCGGCAGAAATGCCAGTCTGAGCCGTAATGGAAATAGTGTCCGTACCTGCGTACGAACCAGCCGTTGAGTTGGTCCCGTAAATCACTGGGACTACGATCTTCGCCCCACCACTGATCCGACGAATGGTCTGTCCATTCGTCAGCGCGTAGAACAACGGCCTTGCGCTGAAGATGTTATCTGTCAGCTTGGGGATGTAATTCTTGAGCGTGGTAGAGAGAATCTCGTCAAAGTTGCTGTTGCCAGCCGCCATCTGAAACCCCCTTCAAAGGTTTAGGTGCCTAATTGTTTCTTGGCGAGGGCAAACGCCTCACGTAAAGAAGAAACCTTCTCTGGCGACCCGCTACCCACAACAGCACCCTGCTGGACGGTTTTGCCGCCCTCAACAGGTGCGCCGCCACGTTTCGTTTCTAAGGTTTCCTGGTCCCGCTGGAGTTTCCCAGCGTAACCAGCCAACCCGTTGAAATTCATGTGGGTATACGCGGCCTCAAGATTGGCAATCTTGTAGTCCAGGGCATGCTTGAACAGTCCCTGCTCATCAAAATTGCCGTATTGGCCCTTCAAACGTGAAACTTCCTTGTCCAACGCCTGCTTCCTATGCGTCTGCGCCTGTCGAGCGACCTGGGCCTCCAAGTTGGCGACACGTTGAGCGGTAGGATCCTCGTCCTCCCAAGACGACGTGTCGTCTCGGGGCACGGGGTTGCCCTCCACGCCCAAAGCATTCCCCAACGCGGCCAAAGTCCCCTGCGGGTCGGCCTCAAGGGCCGACACGATGGTTTCTGCCTGTTGTAGACGCTGACGTTCGGATGCCAACTCCTGCGTCTTACGGGTGTAATCCGCCTGGCGCTGGTATCCGCTTTGCAGTTCCTCGAGACTGACCTGCTGCTCCCCTCCGTCAACTTTGACGGTGTAGCCGCTGGTTTCCGTTGGTCCTGTTGTAGAAAGCTCTGGATTGTCCACCGCAGCGGATTCTGTCGCTTCCATGTTTTCTTCGGGCACTTCTGCCTCCTGAGGAGTCCTGTATGGTTGCTCCTAATAATCACGGGGGGGTGTCCCACCGTGTGTTACAGGTTGGGTAGTTCCAGCCCCATCTGGTTCTGCAACTGCGCCAACAACTCGGGCGGAACACCGCCCGTTGGGGCAAACGCCCCCAAATCTGGTCCCTGCGGTATAGGGGCGGGGGGCATGCCAGACGGCATCGGTGGTGGCGCCATCTGCTGCTCGGGTGGCCCTGGGGTTTCCCCAGCGACCGCCTCCTGCTCGGGTGTGGCCGGCTGATCCTGCTGCATCAAGAACTTCATCGGATCCTTCACATCGAATCCTTCTTCGAGAACGTGCATCGCCAACGCTGTCGGATCAATGACCGTGCCGATCAGCGGCGCAATGGCATTCATCAAAGACACTGCCTGCTGCTTGCGGATCGTGTCGTTGATCGGCTGCGTTGAACCGCCCTCTACCGTGAAGTCGTATTCACCCTGGATTTCATCCCTGGTGTACTCCACGTACAGTGATTCGCCGCCCTTCAACGCGACACGAGCCATCGCCTCACCCGTCATGTACTGCTGAACGAGCTGCAACACGCGGCGGGCAATGTGGGAAATGGAAATCTCGACCAAAGCCAACTTGTCGGCAGCCCTGGCGTTCTGCGCGTCAGCAATAATCGACGCCTCCGTCGCCGTGCGACGAATCTCAGGCAAAGCGCCCCTGGCGTACTCCGAAATGCCCGACACCGTGTTGATGTCGTCCTCAATAATGTTCGAGTACGCATAAATGTCGTTAGAAATCGGTGTCTGCGGCATCGGAACGACAACCTCCGACAAAGGCTTGTTCTCATCCACGACAGGGACCAGCCGGCCATCATCGTCAGATTCCAACGCCTCACGGCCCTCAGGGCCAAACGACCTCTCGTGGTACAAGTATTTGCGGGCGTACCGTTTCCTGTCGTTCATCAACTGCGAACGGGTCTTATCCAACTCCAACTGCAACGACTCAATCGGCTCCAAATCGCCAATCGGGTAGAACACGTCAGGCACGTCATAGTTTCTTAGCATCACAAACGGCTGCCCGAACGCGTACGGCATCACCGTCGGAGGAACCAGGAACCCGTCGCCCTGGTCGGCAAACACCGACATCTTG